GTCTGCTTGCTGGCCGCGGCGCGCGTGCACGCGGCCAGCAAGCAGACGGCGCCCCCGACGGCAGCCTCGCTGCGCTCGCCGCAGTTCGAGATGCCCGAGTCTGACGTGTGGGGCAAGGGCATCGGCAACAAGGCTGCGCTGGATCGGATCGCGACGAACGAAGCGTTCGCGGCGCTGGCCGACATTCGATCTGGCAAGGTCGCGGGCCTCGGGCCGGCGGTGTCAACCTGAAGTAGTTTTCCCCCGCGCCCCCGGTTGACCGGCGGTGGGCATTGAATCAAGCAGAAGGAGTTTGATATGCCCGTCCTCGGAACAGGGATCATGCCGCAAGGCGGCGTCGGTTCACTCGGTCAAGAGTTGCAGTACGTCACGCGTCGAGCATTCGTCAAGAAGCTCGTCGTTCAGATTTACAACACGTCGCCGCTCGCCGCGGCGCTGATCGGCAACTCGCAGCCCGCCAGTGGCGGCGTGTCGAGCGTGACGATCCCGGCGCAGGGCACGCAGTTCGTCAACATGCAATGGGTCGGCTACGACGGCTCGTTCAACCAGCCGAGCGTCCAGCCGGCGGTGACGAACCTTGAGTTCAACCTCAAGGGCGCCGTGATTCCGATCCCCTACCTGGGGTTCGAGGGCTTGATTCAGGATGCCCACGAGGTCATCCCGCTGCTCGCCGCGCGCATGAACGACGCCGGCAACGTGTACTGCGACGGGTTGGCGACGGCGCTCTATGGCAACTACACGAACACGCAGCAGGTCATCGGCCTGCCGGCCGCGGTCGACGACGGCACGAATGCCGTTTCCTACGGCAACCAGTCCCGCACGGTGAACCCGTGGCTCAAGGCCAAGCGATACGCGGCTGGCGCGACGGCGCCGACTCGTGCACTGGTGATGCAGTACATCACCGGCACGTTCAAGAACGGCGGCGAGATTCCGAGCTTCGGTGTCATGGGGCCGGCGACGTGGCAGTCCCTCGCCAACGACTACATCCCCAACGAGTCGTATGTCGTGACCCCGGAAAAGGGCTTCGACGACGAACCGTGGGGCGCCCGGTCGGCCTTCCGCGCGCTGATGGTGGCCGGTGTTCCGGTCTACTGCGACCCGTACTGCCCCGAAGGCACCATGTACCTGCTGAACACTGGGTATCTGGCCTTCTACATCCACGAGAAGGCCGCGTTTGCCTTCACGGGCTTCGAGTCCACGCTGAGCAACTTCCAGATCGGCTACATCGGCGCAGTGCTCTCGCTGCTCGAACTTGTGGTCGCGAAACCGAAGGTGTGCACCGTGGTGACGGGTTTCACGTTCCCGACCATCTGAGGAGCATAGAAAATGGCGTTCAACAAGATTTCCGGGCAGGTCGTCCTGCCCCCGGTCCTCCCGATCAGTCTCCCGGCTGGCGAGGTCTTCATGCTTCCTGCCGGCCAGGGGCAGATCGGTGGGTTTGGCGCCGTCTCGCCGCCTCAGTTCGCAACGAACAACCCGCTGACGGGGCAGTACATCCTGCAGCTGGGCCTGCTGACCGTGCTGCAGGTGTTCGACCAAGCGCTCGACACGTGGCGCAACGTCAACGTGTCGCCCTACGCGCTTGTCACAGTGTCTAGCGACGGCACGAACTATCGGATCGCGAACACGACCGGTAGCCCGGTCGGTGCGGTCATCACCGCGCTCGGGTCCGGCGGGATCGACGGGTTCTACGGGTACGCGGCGCAAGGTGCAGCCGTTACGATCCAGAACGGCGTCACGACGCTTGGCAATACCATCTTCACGGTGGCGACCACGGGCGGCGCTCTGTGGAACGCGATCGTGGGCGGCGGTGTCAGCGGTACGATCGCGCTCACGGGTACTGCTTACGCGAACCTGCCGGGCTGGTACGTCTCGGGATCGCCGTCATTCACCGCGATCGGCGGGGCCAACTATACGAAGCCGCCGATTATCGTCTTCACGCCCCCGCCCAATCAGGGCGCGCAGCCGTACATCCTGCCGACGGCGACGTGCACGGTGTCAGCCGGCGTCATCAACGCAGTAACGGTCGTGAGCACTGGCGCCGGACTGCTCGGCTTGCCGGGCATCACGGTCGTTCCGCAGCCCGGTGACACGACGGGCGGCGGTGCTCTCCTGGGCTGGTCGTCCGGCAACGGCGTGGAGCAAAATGCGGGCAAGTGTCTGTGGATGGCTCCGCAGTTCCCCGGCACGGCGCAGACCACGGTGCCATCGTTCACGTATGGCGGCACGTCGAACCCCGGGCCGACGGCGACCGTGATTATGAACTTCACGGTCACATCGTTCTCGACCGGCACGGCCGGCGTGGGCTACACGAACGCTTATGGCGTGTGGCAGGGCGGCATCACGGCCGGTACGGACGCGACGGGCAACACACTTGCCTTCATGGGCAAGAACGCGGCGCTGCCGGTGTGGCCGCCGACGGCGTTCGCTGCCACGACGGCGCTGCCGTCACTGCTGACCAGCTTCGGCGGGGTCAACATCCAGGCGGTCCCGACGCTCGCGCTGGGCACGCAGCTGGCCGCGGGCACAGTGACGACGGTTGCGGTGCCGACGATCAACGTCGGTGGCGCGAGCGACACGATTCTGCTGTTCTCGCTCTGATCGTGAGCGCGCTGCTATCCGCCTTGCGAGACGTGCTCGCCTTCTTTGAAGGTGGGCACGACTCGCAGGCGTCGGTAATGGCTCGCGTGCTTTACGAGACGTGGCGGGCCTTCATCGCCGCGCTCGTCGAGCAAGAGGATCAGGTGGAAGTCGACGCAGCGGCGAAGGCGGCCGCGGTTCACCCCATCCCCGATAGCGAGTACGTGCACGTGCAGTTTGCGGCGGGCGATCTCGCCAAGCTGCGGGCCATTGCCTCCAGCGCGACGGAAGTCGCACCGCCGCCCCCACCCCCGCCGCCTGAGATTCCGGCAGCGGCGATCCCTGCCTTGGCGGACGCTGTTGCTGAAGCCGTGGTGTCTCCGACCCCCTGAAACGCAGAGTTGACCTATGCGCAATGAGATTTTCGTCACGAACCGCAATGACTTCCACCACTCGGATAGCTTCGACGGTGTGGAGTACGACTTCCCGCCGGCCGAGCGCGTGATCGTGCCGGTTGACGCCGCGGTCCACATGTTCGGGTTCAACCAGCCCGACAAGTCGAGCGTGCTCGCGCGCCTGGGGTGGGCATGGCGGCCGAGCCCCGACGGCAAGAAATTCATCGAGGATGAAGACGGCGTGAAGCGCTTGGCGCGGTTCGTCTTCACCAAGGCAGTGATGATCGAGGCGCCGGTGGACGCGCCCGAGCCCGCGCCGGTGGGTCTGGCCGACATGCCCGAGCCCGCGACAGTGGCAGCGGTGTCCAAGCGCAAGACGCCGCCGATCGACTTCCTCGCGTCAGCGACCCCCCTTGTCTGATGATGCGCCGTGACGACGCTGAACCAGTATGAGGTCCAAGTTGCGGACGTACTGCACAATCCGTCCAACACCATTTGGACGGTCGCCCAACTAGACTCGTACATCAACGAGGCGCGTGTCCAGCTTGTGATGGACACGGGGTGCTTGCGGTCCCTGCAGACGGCATACTTGACGGCAGGGCAGGAGGCGTACACCTTCGGGCAAGTGACGGGCGGGGTCATCCTCACGCCCGGTTCGGGCTACACGAACCCATCTGTCGCGTTCTCGGGCGGGGGAGGGGGCAGCGGTGTAGCCGCTTCGTTGACGCAGAGTGGGGGTGCGGTCAACACCCTCTCCTTTTCGTCTTTCGGTAGCGGCTACTCCACTGCCCCCACGGCTCTCGTCAGCGACACGGGCGCCGGCACGAACGCGACGGTGGGCGTCGGCGTGGTCAACGTCAACACCTACGACATCCTCTCGATCAGCGTCTTCTGGGGCGCCGAGCGCTACGCGCTGCTGTGGCAGCCATTCAGCGCGTTCAGCGCCAAGCTGCGGCTGTGGATGTCGTCGGCCTTTCAGCAGCGCCCGGTCATGTGGGCAGTGTACGGGCACACGCAGTTCTACGTCGGCCCGCCGCCGGACCAGTCCTACGCGTTCGAGCTCGACACGGTGATCTTGCCCACGGCGCTGACCGATTACACGACGGTCGATCCTATCCCGATCGTCATGCAGAGTCCGATCAAGTTCTATGCGGCCTATCTCGCCAAGCTGAACAACCAAGCGTTCGGAGAGGCAGAGTCGCATCTGCAGACCTACCGTCGGCGCGTGCAAGAGTGCGAGAGTGCGTACACCCGTCGCATCCCCAACCCGTATGAGGCTTGAGCATGGCAGCGAGCCCTCAACAGCGGGGCGGGGGACTGAACCACCCGGATAACAAGCAGCTGGCGCCGGGCGAGCGCATGTCGCTCACGGCGTTCCTGCGCGACTTCCAGGGGGTCAACCTCAAGTCGCCGCGCGAGGCGATCGGCGACGACGAGTTCGCGTGGCTTGAGGGCTTGATCCCCATCGGCCCCGGCAATCTGGTCATCGTCAACGGCCCCGGGTCGGCGATCGTGACGCTTGCCGAGACTGGCGCCCCTAGCTACACCGAGCAGTTCCAAGTTGGCAGCACTGCCTACGTGTTCGCTGTGTGGGCCAACTCAGGCAACGCCTGGGTCGGGCCAGCGCTGACATCTGTCGGCTGGGCGAAGATCGCGACGGGCAAGTTCACGAGCGGGCAGACGGCCGCGGTTCAGTGGAGCAATCAAGGGCTGCTCATCGTCGACATCACGGCAGGTTACTTCGACTGGAACATCACGACGGCAAGCACGCTGACGTGGTTGTCCGGGCAGGTGATGAACCCCACCGTAGGGCGCGCGGTGAGCGGCGGAGCGGTGCCCTACACGTATCGCATCACCGACACCGGGGGGAGCGGCGCAGGCGCCACGTTTGCGTTCAGCTGCACGGCGACATCGGCGGCGCTCGTCTCGGGTGGCAGCGGGTATCTGGCCGGCGACGTGCTCACACTGGTGGGTGGAACGCTCACGACTTCGACGCTCGCGCCGTCGGCGCAGCAGAATGTGCCGACGACCATAGTTGTGACGACAGTCGGCGGCGGGGGCGCAGTGACGGGGTTCACGGTCCTGAACGCGGGGTACTACCTGACGCCACCCACGGGAACGATCTCGACCACGGGCGGCGCGGGGACGCTCGCGACGTTCACGGTGGCGTGGCTGCAGACCGGACCCTACATCACTGTGCCCGGCTCGGGCTACGTGACCCCGCAGTGCCAAGTGTTCATCACGGGGACGTGGCATAGCGTCAGTGATTTCCTGTTCATGTCTTCCGGCACGCTGCTCGGGTCCGCGATCGCGGTCTATGCCGGCCGTGCGTGGGTCGCGATCAACCGCACGGTGCAGTTCACCGACGCCAACTCGTACAGTTCGTTCGGCGCCTCGGGCAGCGCGTTCACGATCAACGATAGCTACCTCGTGAACAACATCACCGCGCTCTACGCGGCCAACAACTACCTCTACATCTTCGGCGACACGTCGGTCGACATCCTCTCCAACGTCACGGTCAACGCTGGGCTCGCCAGTTTCTCGCGTGTCAATGCGTCGGCCTCGATCGGCACGAGCTCGCAGTTCAACTCAGTGTTCGCCTATGGGCGCGCGCTGGCGTTCGGGAATCAAAACGGGTTCTACCTCATGTCGGGGGCAACGCCGCAGAAGTTCAGCGACAACCTCGATGGTCTGTTCCCGCAGATCGACTGGCCGGACCTGGGAGACAAACTGTACGGTTGCCAAGTGATGATCGGCAATGTGCTGTGCGCGGCCTTCCTGTTCACTATCTTTGACATCTTCACGCAAGGCGGCCCGACCAACACGCCGATCGAGCGGACGATCATCGCGGTCGAGTACCGCGGCAAGTGGTTTTTCGTCAGTCAGACGACGACTGGCGGACTCCAGTTGTACCTTGAGGGGCTGGTGTCGGTTCCTGTTTCGGGTGTTCAGTCGCTGTTCGGCTGGTCTGGCCCAACGCTCTACCCGCTGATGTCGAACGCGGCCGCGACGCAGTTCCTGCTGAAGACAAAGCTATGGGACGGCGGCCAACCGATCGACGACAAGCAGGGCATCAACATAGGCGTCGGTGCGTACTTCGACG